TGATGATTCTCCGCTTGGGGCTGTAGTTGTATATTCACCTGCTGTTGTAGATACATAAAGTATTTGTCCTACAGACTCATTAGAAGTATCTATAGATGTTAAATTACCAAAAGTAACTATTTGCAGATTGTTATTAGCATTAGCATCTTCTATAGCCAAACCAAATGCAGGCATTTTAGAAGCATCATCAGCTTTTGCTTTACCAACTGTAGTTGTATTTCCTGAAACACCTGATACATAAACAACATCACCTTTAGATAAAGCTACATCAGCTTTAGCTGTGAATCTAACAGCACCATCAATATCACCAATAAATTCATCTGTTGCAGTAATATTATTAAAAGTGACATCATCACTTGTAGCTACAGCCTGTCCTATAGCAACACTAGGAGTAGAACTTTCTCCAGTTCCACCTGTTATTGTTACTCCAGTTCCACCTGAAATAGATTGTACATAATCACCTGTAGTATCAGTTCCTAAAGCAATAGAATTAATTTGTGCTGTAGTTGATATGCTAATATCACCACTACCATCAAATGAAGCAGAACCCACTACATCTCCTGATAAAGATATGGTTCTTGCGGTTGCAAGTATCGTAGCTGTATCTGCATTACCTGTTAAATCTCCAGTAACATTACCAGTAACATTACCTGTTACATTACCAGTGACATTACCTGTTAAATTTCCTGTTAATGTATTAGATGTAGTAATACTAATGCCTGTAGTAATCCAATCACTATCATTACCATTTCTTATTTTTAATACATTACTTGATGTATCTACCCATAATTGATGAGCAAAAGTAGTTGAAGGCTCAGTTGAACCACTATTTGTAGTTGCAATGGCAGATAAAGCATTATTTAAATCTGCTCTAAAGTCTGCACCTGATTGGTTTGCTAAGTTGTAATCGTGTTGTGCCATAATAAAATCCTATTTTATATATCTTAAATCATTCAGGGTAAGTTGGAAATATCACATCATCAATATTATTAGTTGCTTGATGTTGGGATGGTAAATCTCTTAATGATTGCCTATATGTTGCCCATTCTTGTTTTTTAGCATTTGATAAAGGACTATCGCTAACTTGAGTCCAATCGCTAGATGCTAATCTATTATTTCTTATATTTCTTAATTTAAACAACGATACTTCTATAAGTTCAGCTTCAGACTTTTCTATAGCTTTTATTGTAATTAAATTATTTTCTTCATCAAAAGTTGTTTGTACTTTATGTGTGTCTAAATTTATATCTGTAAATTGTTTATCAACAGGAATCCATTCGTTGCTATCATCACCTTTATTCTTTTGTTCACCAATTAGAATCTTGTTGTTTTCATAATCCCATGTTGCCCACATATTACCCACCTCTTAATCCTGCATAAATACCCTGTATCTTATCAACAGTTATTGTTCCTGCATTTCTTTTTGCTTGTACATATAAATAACAAGCAGAACCAACTTTTTGATTAAAAGAGCCTGAGATAGATTGTGATATAGAACCACTACTAAAATTATGATCTTGTCCTGATTCAGCAGCAGTATAGAATTGAGAAGAACCACCTATTGGCGTTCCCAATAATTGACATTTTATATCCATTTGAGCACCGCCACCTGATAAAGTAGCAGATAAAACCAAACTAAAAAATGGAGTATGACCATTTCCTGCTGTTGTTAAATCAGGAGCAGGTAAGGTAATGATTGCTAATGTTGTATAACTTGTACTTATACTTTGGTTAGGCGTAAGACTTACAGGTTCTAGTTTATCTATATCTCCTGATATTTTTTCTGCTGTAAAATTACTAACTGTTACATTTTGTGCGTTTATAGTTCCAGCAGTCATAGTTCCAAAGTCTGCCGATATAGAAGATAAATTACTTACATTTATTTCATTGGCAGTAATTGCATTTGCTTGTACATCACCAACAGCAACAGGCTCATCTCCAACAGTAAAGGTTAAATCAGTTGAATCAGATTCTACGCCTAAAGTATTAATAGACGTAACACTTGCAACATAATTAGATGCTTTTGGTATAAATGCTAAATCAGCAGAATTAGTATCTACTATTTTACTGAATACAGGATTTGCAGAACTATCTACAACATCTACTCTAAATTCTTTTGATGGATAATCTGTTGGTGCATCCCAAGTTAGTACAGGTCTATCTATATTAGAAGAATCAGTATCTATAAAAATAACATTGGATGGCTTTTCAACTGCGTAAGCAGAAGGAATATCAGATAATTCTTCTAATGCTTCTTGAGGTGGTACTTCCCATGTATATACATCAAAGTATTCTATTAAACTAACTGAAACCAAGCCATCAGATTGCAGCTCAAGAGCTTCTACTCTACAAACCTTACCTGAGAATCCAAGACCTGCATAAGTTAAATCAACTATATCTCCTACATTTAATTTATACATCTCAGGAGTTCCTAAGAACTGCATAGTGATCTGATTTCTACTTCTAACCAGTATTGCTTTAGCCATGTTATAAGCTATATAGGGATCACTTACAAAAGGAAACTCAGCTTTTATTTCTAGTATCTCATCACCATCATCTGAATAATATTCAGGATTTGCATCATGTAAAACTGTTGCTGTATCTAATTCATATTTTTTATTACCATTAAAAAATTCAACAATAACTTTATTTGCTTTTTTATCTTTATTACCATAATCAACTGAGATACCAGCATCGGCAATAATATGATTGTCTGTAATACTAAATGTAGAAGAACCTGTATCTTCTATAGTTAATTCATACTTACCATCAACATAAAGAAATATACCTCGCATATTTGCAAGTAATTCTTTTGAGTTTTCCATAACAGTCTTATTGCCATCAACATAACCATTACAATGAAATCTTTTAACTTTGTTTAAAGACGTTCCTGTTTGTGAAGCATAAGAAGAACTTAGTGTTTGATTAAAAAAAATAAGATATGATATAGCTTGTCCATAAGGTCTATATCTCTGAACATCTATTATTTCTGCATTACTTAATACAGTATTTCCACCTGCATCAGTAAGAGTAAGTGTTTCACCTATTTTATTACTCCACCAATGTAGACTTGAAGATGTTGTGCTTATAAAATTTTGTCCTGCATTACCACTCCATGTAAATGCTTGAGCAGTTCCATTGTAAAAAGGATTATCAACTAAAGTATCTGCTGTATTAGCAGCAGTGCTAAATGTAGATAAATTTAATTGTGATGCGGTTAAACCTTTACCATATTCATTATTAGTAATGTAATCTAAAAAAGTTAAAGACGGATTATCAGAAAATGCATAAGTAGATGGAGTTCCAAGTCTTTGTGAACCACTACCACCAGCAGTAGAATCTAATCTAGGGTCATATACTTTTTTACCTCTTACTTGAACTGTTAATTGTGGAATACCTTTCCACATACCTCTAGTATCATAATTATAATGAGCTGCTATATAACAAACTCCATCTAATCTATGTGCAGAAGTCCAGTTAGACATAGAAGCTACAAGCATTGGGTCTGCTGTTTGTGATGCAGCTCCATGATGTAAATTGAATACATACATATATCTACTAGAAGGATTTGTACCAAAACCACCAGCAGTAACTTCTACAGGATCACCATTTTGTGAAACTGTATTTAGTGAACCTGAGCCTGAAGATATTTTATCTGAACCTATATAACCACCGATTCTAAATCTAGCAGAATCAGTTAAAGGATTGCCATCAAGTTCAATAGTTCTTCCAAGTATTTCATCACATTCACCAACTGATAAAGCATAAACCACATATAGTTCTTGCGAATTATTAGCATTAACATCCATGTAAATAACCTGTGCTCCAACCCTTCTATTTCCATAAATGATTGGTAGCTTTCCACCAGCAGATGTTTTGTTGGCTAATATGTCCTGACCCTTTGCAAGCATTTGTCTTGCTTGTAAGAACCCCTTAACACCCACCACCAAAGTAGCAGCAGTTAATACCATGTTTATTTTTTGTATAGTATTAGCAGCATCCCATGCTGTTTTGATCCAGCTAAAAAATGTAATAAACGGATTAGACATTTATGAACCCCACCTAACATCTGATTTGACCTGAGTAGCAAATTCAAAACCCTTATCACCTGTACTAAATGCCTGTTGTGATTCATCAGAATAATGTCTGCCCTTTGTAAGATTCCAATTTGCCCAATGAGAAGCAACAGTAACGCTTAAATTAGAGGCACTTATATTTTCCGATATTGCTACATTTCTTATAACCCCAGTAAAATAATTTATAGCACCAACAATAGTTTCATTATCATCGAAATAAGCAATATATATTTCGACAGTTTTATCTGTAAATGCACCATCTTGAACTAAAGACCTAACCTGATCTGTAATATTAGAAAAACCTAAATTAATTTCATCAACTTGTAATTGACCTGTTTCTGTAACTGAATCAACAGTGAGAAAAGATCCACCAGCCTCATAGCTATTAGAATCATAAGTAACATTAGAATACCAATCAGTTAATCTAATAGTAGATGATAAATTAAGCTCAACTAAGAAGGCTGTTTTAGTTGCTGTTGATGATACTTGAGTTTGTAAAGCAGTAGATAAACTTCTTGGCATTAGATTATAACCTCTCTAACATCAAATGAAATACTGTAAAAACCACTAGCATCTGTTGAATACATGATTTCATTGTTTTGTAAATAAACAGTAAAACTTGGCTTGTTTACAGTAACAGCTTCATTATCTGATAGAGATGCTACTAGATTTGGTGATATTGTTACTGTAACCGCACCACCTGATGCATTAGCATCTTCAGAAACCATATATACTTTAGAATGATTTTCAAACTTAATTAAATCGCCAGCTTTTAAAGCACCTGTTGTTTGTGAAAATCCATCCATAGCAATTGTATTATCGCCTGCTGCATGTACTCCATTAACTAATATATCTGTTTCTGATTTACTTGCACCTAAATTATCTAGTGGTGCAACTATAGTAAAGTCTCCTGAAGAGCCTTTTTGTTTTTGTAAAAATGCAAATACCTCTTGAGCCTTATCTTGTTCTAGGGGTGGCATTGCAACTGTAAAAGAAAAATATTGACTACCTATTTGTCTGGTTTGTTTTTTACCTGATAAAGTTTGATTTAATAATGTAGGTCTATTATCTTGAAAATTTAAACTTCTAAAATTTGGGTCTGTAGGAAATTGTCCTGCCATTATACTACTCCCATCTTGCCTTGATTATTCATGGCGTTGTTTATAATTGATGTTATTAACCCTTTTCTTGATGCTAATAACTGGTCAAACCCAGCAGCATCTACTGTTGATATGTTGAAGTTGACTGTAGGTGATGATTGCATACCTTGTCCTTTGGTGTGGTCAATAACAGTTTCATTGGGATGTAGTATTGCTGGGAATCCACCCTTGCCATCTATACCACCTGCTCTTGCACCCATACCTGTATAGCCACCACCTGAAAAGCTATCAAACAAAGTATCATTATCTGTTAGTTTGTTGTAGTCCATGTTGCTTTTAATATCTGTAAAACTTTGACCTATAGAGCCAAACATTCTATCTATTATTAATTTTTGAACTGCTATTCTAATTAACTCTCTTACTATAGATGTAGCATAATCTTTAAATGATGCTTTTCCTTTTTCTAGGAAATCCATAGTTAATTGAGTAACGCCATCATAAGATTTTTTAAATACACCTTGCATTTCTTCTTGCATAGTTTTAATACCAGTAAAGAAATCTTTGTAACCTTTTTCAGCATCCATTAAAAATTTTTCTAGTGCTGTTAATTGTGTAAATCCAGTACCCTGCTCTCCTTGTTGATCTTCAGGTTTTCCAAATATAAAATCCATAAGGCTGGGTACTTCATAGTCTGTATCTCCCACAACCCTATCTCTAATTCTTTTTCTTGCTTCTGCTATTTTTTCAACAGACTCATTAATATCTCCTCCTATAGCATCAGTATCAAAAAGCTCAACTTTACCAATACCAAGCCTTTCAGCTACATTTGGCATTTTATCTATAGCACTATTAAACAAGCCTAATATCATATTAAGACCACTTGCTATAGATTTAATTACAGCAAAACCAGTTAATTCTTTTATGCCTTGCTTGAATGTTTCAAAAGCAATTAAACCTTTATCAATAAAATTAGGAATTGTTACATCAAATACTTCTCTAAAATCATTATATATTTCTTGTCTAAACACATAAGCTGCCATTATTAACGTAGTAAATGCTGTTAATAATAAACCAAGTGGATTTGCTAATATTGCTTTACTCATGGTTTTAATAGCTAAAGTAACCCCAGCTATTGCTGGTATTAATAAAGCATCTAAGTTTTGTGCAACAAAATTAATTCCACTAGCTAGTTTTGAAAATCCTTGAGTAGATTCCTGTATATCACCAATCATAAATTGAAAATTATTTCTCAGAGCAACACCTGCTTGTCCCAATGTCATGGGCATGTCTTTAATCAACTCATTGGTTTCATCAATCCCTGCAATAAGAATTGGCATTACAGTTTCTGCTGTTAGCTTACCAGCATGACCAAACTCTCTAAGCTCACCATTTGTCATATTAAGACCATCGGCTAACATCTTAGTAAGAATTGTGTTGTTTTCCATTACTGATCTAAGCTCATCACCCCTTAGAGCACCTGAAGCTAAACCCTGTGCTAACTGTCTAGCAGAGTTATTTGCCTCTTGAGCATGAGAACCAGCAATAATAAAAGTATTAGCTACCATTTGTGTAGCATCGGCAACATCCTTTTGGGTTGCTCCTAAATGCTCTGTAGCTAAAGAAAGTCTTGTAAATAACATAGCAACAGCATCAAAATCAGATCTTGAATCTAATGCTATTCTCTTCATGTGATTCATGGCAGCAGCAGTTTCTTCAGCACTTCCAGTAAATGCATCCATTCTGTTTTTTACGCCAATCATTACGTTGGCAGCCTCTACTAATTCTCTTACAGAAAAAGCAGCAGCTAATGTTTGTCCTAATTGACTTACAACATTATTTACACCACCAATATCTTTTTTGAATCTATTTAAGGCAGCAGCAGACTTATTATTAGCTAATAATTCAATTCTAAATGCTTGTTTACCTAGAGCTGCCATTCTTTTCTTCCTTTATTTCAAGATAAGCCAACCATCCTTGAAACTCCTCAACTGTCATTTCTTCAATTTCAGCTAAAGTTTTGTTTAGTTTTTCAGCTAGTGCATATTTTATGTATAGCTGCTTATCTTCTATTACTTTTTTTTAACTTCTTCCTGCGAAACATTATTCATCATTTCGCTTGAAACTCTAATTAATACATCTCTATCAACCCTCTCCAATAAGGTTTTCTTATCAGCGATAGTAAATAACTTTTCTCCAGATTCATCTAATGCTTTATAAATTAAAACATAAGCCAAAAGCTGTACGTCATCATCTTGAGCTAGTTTCATAAATTTAGAAGTCTCTGAAAGGGTTATTGGTTTACAATAAATTTTTAAAGGACTATCTTCATCCTCACCCCATTCAGGGACTTCTATAATTCTAGTTTCTAGGCTATCAAAATGCTTCTTTGCGTTATCTATAACTGACATTTTCTTATACTGTAGTTTGTGTTAATGCACCAGTTCCCTGAACTGAAACACTAGCTTCAACTAGACCATCAAATGATGCACTTCTTGTTACACCAGTAACAATAGCTGAACCAGCATAATAAGTATCACCTGATGCATCTCCTTCAGGATATACATTAAGAGTTACTTCTGAGCCAATGCTTAAAGCACCCTGACCACTAGTATCAGTCTCATCCCAAAATACATCTATACTTCCTGAGAAAGAAGTCAGTGATGATTTATAAGTTCTAGCAGAATCACCCATTGAAGTATCTTCTAAAGTATCAGCAGTTTCCTCAAGTGAGTATGATCTAATTTCAGCCACAGCATTAGTACCGACTTTTACAGTACCTTCACTTCCTTTATGTGTTGCCATTTTCTACCTCGTCTTTCGACTTTTTCTTAGAAGAAGATTTAATTTTATCTTGCGAATGGACTGCTTCCTCTTTCCAACCCATATTCAATAAAGACTCAACC